TGAGGACGTGGGTTTTTGGATGGATGCGATACAGCACCGGCCAAAACTTGCGGCCTATGGCTACAGTAAAAGCTTTCATGAATTACTCGGCTTCGATGCGGCTACCAGGTACAGCGGCGACACTTGGCCGGATAACTACGTTTTAAACGTATCTAGCGGGCACCGGCACTCGCCGGAAGTGGTGCAAGCTGTCGAATCGCTACCCATTACCCGCGGGCGCTTTATCGCTGTCGCTATGCCTACCAGGGCGAAGCATTCAGACCATGGCGACCGGTCGCACCAGGTAGCACTCCGCCAGGCCTACGGAAAAAAGGCCTTTACTTGTCCTGGTGAATGCGGCACCTGTACGCCTACCGGGCACGCTTGCGGATCGGAGCGGTTCCAGGGCGTCGATATCATCATTGCCGCACATTAAAACTATAGGGAGACACTAGCTATNATGTACCTTTATCACGGAAAATATTTTAATACCATGGCGGAGCTAATGGCCGCTATTCGCTACGATTTGCACCAGGCCGATATGCTCGCACCTGGTAGCGATACACTTAAACGGCGCGTTTCTAGCGCTTAGCCTACGACCTAATAAGAGCGCCTCCGGGCGCTTTTTTTTGCCCTGGTGCATTTGTACCTGGTGCGCCTGTGCGTGCGCCTGGTGTCGATTTGTGCGCCCTGGCAAGCGTTTTGGCTATCCTGGCGCGTTTATTCCTTAGATTGTTTTGCTATTAAAACGGTCTAACGAATGAGCGCGGGCGTTACCTGGTGCGCGTGCGCCTGGTTGCCTGGTGTGTCACCTGGTGCGCGATTCCTGGCACCTGGTGCGCGCCCTGGTGCGCCCTGGTTGCGTCACCTGGTCGCCTGGTTGCGTCACCTGGTGCGCTTGCGCCTGGTTGCCGCGGTGCTATCGGCTCGCATCGATTTTCGATTTTTCGATGATCGATCGACGACGCCGAGCGGCATTTTGCACCTCGTTACGCATCCATCTACACGGAAAGCATCTACACGAAAAGTATCTACACAAAAATCGTCCACACTAAATTTTGAGCTTCTTTTTTAGCTTTTCAATCATCATCTCGACGTCGACGCCTTTCTTCAGCAGATTTGATGTTGTGGCACTTGTGACACAGCGATTGAAGATTAGAACTATCCAATCGTAGGCTGTCATCATCTTTTCTCTCAATGATGTGGTCAACGACATCAGCAGGGCGAAGCAAACCTCTACTGAGACAATCAACGCACAAAGGATTACGACTAATGTAAGAACGACGCATATTGCGCCAGTCTTTAGAACTGTACCAATTGTCTCTTTTACGATCTTCATCTGTGAAATTTCTCCTTCTGCCACGCTGACCCAGGAACGCACGAGCCTCTCGCACATGCCTCACGCACATGCCTCGGGCGGCTTTCTCTGGGACTAATTCTGGACAACCTGGGTAGCGACACGGTGTAGGAGCTGCGCTAGGCATAAGCTTTGTCCACCGTATCTATACGACTACCGATCCACTGCATAACTGGAACGGCCATACTGTTTCCTAACGCCTTGTAGCGGTGACTGTCAGGACAGTCGATGACATCTTTTCCGCGCCAGGCTATCTTTGTGTAGTCATCAGTGAAGCCTTGGAGTCTTTCGCATTCGACGGGAGTTAAGCGTCTTACGGACAGACCGTGTCGTAAGTAGGTCTGCTGCTTCATCCCAGCATTGGCGGCAAGCGCACCCGAGTAAGGCATTTCCCGTACTTCATCACGACTATTTTGTGCGAACCCGACTAGGTCGGTTGCATCTTTGTAATCTCTAGCTTTAACAGTCGAAGCGGTGCCGTCACACTCGTAATCGCCAAACCCACGCATCCTAGCGACTAGGATTGCTTCACATTCTACTCGCTCGTTTCCTGTGCGACTGAACGGAGGGCCTGATACAACTGTTGGGGCAACTCTTTGCCCCTCCGATCGGCTCGGAGCAGTATCCCGGCGCAAGCTTTCGGACTCAAAAAGTACCGAGGCAGCACGTCGGTAGTCTCCACGGTATCCCACAAGGAACACACGGCGGCGTCTTTGGGCCACTCCGAAGAACTGAGCGTCCAGCACTCGGTAGGCGAACCCATACCCGAGCTGAGCCAGCGCCCCGAGGAAGGAACCAAAGTCCCGTCCTCCGCTTGAGGACAATACGCCGGGGACGTTTTCCCAGACAAGCCAGCGCGCAGACAGTCTGTCAGCAAGGCGTAGATATTCGAGGGCCAAGTTGCCACGGTCGTCTGAAAGTCCACCACGCAATCCTGCAATGCTGAAGGACTGGCAGGGTGTTCCCCCCACGAGAAGGTCAATTGATTCATATTGATCCTCCTCAATAGTTGTGAAGTCGCCGTGAATAGGCACATCTGGGTAATGGTGGTGTAAGACAGCACGAGGAAATTCGTCTATTTCAGACAAAAACGAAGGCTTCCAGCCCAGCGTATGCCAGGCCTGTGATGCGGCTTCTATGCCACTACAAACTGACCCGTACTTCATACATCACTCGCGGAGCGTTGCAGTAAGTACTGTTCTAGATAGTGGCTAAACCACCTAATCTTCGAAGCGTCTTGGACGGGATCAGGATGCTTGTGCATGATCCTCCAGTTGTACTTAGCAATGGTGCCACGCATGTATCCGATAAATTCCTCATGCGTTAGCTGCGCCTTGATGGCGTCTATACATTCCACACCGTTGTCTTGGGCGTAGTGCTTAGGTCGCTCTACTGCGTCAAACGTAGTTGTGTCCTTGCCTGTCATTGCCTTTCTGCTGGCAGCAGTCCACTCAGCGGCGGTTGCGTTATCTATGCTGTCTGTTTTTTTGGTGTACATGTTTACTCCTCACACATGCACCAGGATAAATACTGCGGTTCTATGGCAGTTCTTCATACTGGCAACGCTGGTGTCATTACTTGTTTAAAGGAAGGTTGATCTCGTCGTTTGGGTGCCACAGACGGACGTTTTGGTTGACCCAATCGTAGTCGTGGCAGCGCAGGATACGAGCCAGCCTGGCCTGACGAATGGCAGCAGACTCGGCAACATCGGGGTTCTTGTAGAAGCTTTTGTATGTCTCTAGAACCTCGAACCACAAGCGCTCTAAGAACACATCGTCGTCCTCGTTCTCATCGAGTGTCGGTAAGATAGCGGCCGCTTTCTTTTTACCGATACCAGGGCAGCCTTTGTAGCCATCGGCGCTATCACCCATCAGCGTTTGATACATCCAGTTGTAGTTAGCCTGGTTGGTGCTGATGTTGTGGTGTTCGTTGTGATGGAAGTCATACAGTCGACCTGGGATGGTCTTCATGTCCTTGTCGCTACTGACCATCACGCTGTTGCTTGGGTTCCTGGTGTGCAGGATACCGAGCACATCGTCACCCTCGAGGTGATTGATCTCGATGTTGGCGTAGATAGTCTTGAGTTCACGCACAAGCTCCCAGTACATCCTCGGCTTAGGCTTTGGGTTCCTGTTCTGTTTGTACGTGCTGTCGACCTTCTTACGGAAGTTGCTGCGGTCAGACGGTGAGAATACGAGTAGTACCTCACTGTCCTCGAACATCTCGTTGAGCTCCCTGATTTCATCGACCGCTACACCTACGAGATTCTCAAGTGTGACGTCTCGTCGTGGTGTTTGATCGAACGGGTCAAGTTGATCCGCTATGGTTGCTGTCTGATACGCAATGATGTCAGCGTCAATCAAGACGTGGAATGGCTCAGTCATCGCTACCTCCTGTGAAGTGAGCAAAACCTATCGTCTCAATGTCAGCGTCGTGGTATCCGGCAAACCAAAACGATTTCTCTTTTAGGTCGCAGTCGCCGTATGGGCATGAGCTTTTAGGTTTCTTATCGAAGTAGGCTTGCTTACCAGCCTGATATATTTTTTGATCTTTTGAACTTATTCCCTGCATGTTGTCCCCCTAGTGTGTATCAGCCCATGAACTGCCTATCTGGTAATCACCAGCGAAAGGCACGGGCAAGTTAAGGCGTTTTCCCGCCATCGTTATGCTTAAAGCGAACAGGCCACCTACTAGGTCAGCTATTTCTGTACGTGCTGATAGTTGCTGTTCATCGTGGACGTTTGCCAGTAGTGCAAAGTCTTTGCCGTGTACTAGTCCTTCACTAGGCACGAGCTCGAATAAAAAAAGAGCCAAGGCTTGCTTCATAAGAATGGACCCACTGCCCTGTAGCAGTGTGTTTAGAGCAGTCCTCTGTGCAGAACTGGCCCTACGCCCATCAGGCAAAGTCACGTAGCCACGATCGGCTGCTTGTTTCTGTACCTGCTTAATCAACTCCCCGAGGCCCAAAACGCCAGACTCAATACGAGACCTGGCAACCTTTCCAAGAGCAGGGAAGGAACTCTTGGGAGGAACTGGTTTACCGGCTTGCTCTAGATCATCTGCAACGATCGACCCTATCTTTGTGTCTCCTGCGCCGTAGATCAGGGCGTAGTACAGGGTCTTTGCGTTGTCTCTAGATAGCAGTCCGGCTGCTTTCATGTTGATGGTGTGAGGATCGGTGCCTTCCTCTTTCTTGCCACGTAGTACAGCCTCGGCATACGCACCCTTGTCGTACTTGTGCAGATAGCTGGCAAGCATTCGTAGCTCGAGGGCGTCAGCGTCACAGCCGACTAACACCTGGCCGTGGTCCGGCACCCATAGTGAGCGCATAGCTTTAGACTTATCGACCTGGGCCATGTTTGGCCGACTGTGTGACATGCGGTGAGTACGCGACCCACAGCTCCTGACATAGCCGTGCATACGACCTTGTCGGTGAAGCTTTAGCCAGGCGTTGCGTCCTTCCGAAAGCATCCCCTGCTGCTTAGTTTTCCTAAAGTACTCACGCAGTAGACGTGCCTCGGGGTAGTCAAGACTACTGAGGGTGCCCTCATCGAGCTTGGGCCTACCATCATCAGTAAAGTCGGTAGGTATCCACCCGTACTGCACGTTTAGACGACGCGCTACCTGCTGACGGCTACCTGGGTTAAACAGATCATGACTACACCGGCAAAGTGGTGCGCCTTTTACATAGCCTAGCTTCTTGTTGTTTACACTAGGTTCCCAGGTATCTACGTTGCGCCAGGTGCGGGTCTTAAAGTCCCACGATCCTGTGACAGGCTTGAACTCATGAGAGAACACCTTACTAAGCATCTGCTCGAGCGAAGATATGTCCTCGGTCAGCTTTACGCTTAGTTGCTCGGCGGCTGGTACGTCGAACCGGAAGCCGTGGTTGCTTTGTAGCGCGAGGCCTTGTTGTACTTGGTGCTCTAGAGCAATGGCTGGCCGGTAATCGTTACCCGATCGGTATAGCTTCTTAAACTGTTGTTGAATGTGGTCATACACTCGGGCGGTGAGCTGTACGTCACGCTCTAGGTAGACCTTCATTTCTTCGCTGTACTTACTAAAGTCTTTGAAGTCTCCTTTGGGAAACCCAAACTGTTTACCAAAACTGGCTAGTGACAAAGACATACGCGATGGCTCGACCAGTGCGGCCATAGTCATAGTGTCCCAAACCTGCTCGAACACGACGGTGCCAGGATAGAGCTTGTTAAGCGCTGGCATGTCGTAACCGATAAAGTTGTGGCCGATTAACCGCTGTGCGGCTTTGAGTCTTTGTAAGCCTTCCTCGATTGATGGAAGGTTCGCGTCATCGTTGGTGTACGTGATTACGTCTTTTTCTCCGACGACACTCACTCCGATGCAATGTATTCTGCTCAGTTCTGGTAACAGCCCGTCCCCCTCAATGTCTACGACGAGTTGTTCCATTACGTGGTACTCCTACTACGGTAAGTCTGTAAGCAATAGATGGTCCTCAAGACTTATCGTTATTTTGGTATTAGGTGAGCGTTTGCGGCAGTCCAGAGCAAAGCGTTTCATAGCTCGGACACGCATACGCTGGGCCAAAGCTGACCCGCGTTTCTTGTCATAGGCTTCCTCTGCCTCGTAAATAAGCTTTAGCAGATCGGCTGCGGCTACACTTGTTTGCATTGCATACGCTCCCTAATCTCACGGTCCACATACATGTAAATGAGGCGAGCCAGGGGGTGGTTAGGTAGCTTGTTTTCGTCAGTGTCTAGATCGAAGGCTGATAGCTCTCTGGCTATAGCTTTTAGGACTACACCGACCATTAAATCCCTGCTGGCATCGAGGTTGCTATCGATGACGCCAGTCAGCTCGTCTGCAAATTGTCGCTTGTTCATACTTCCCCCTCAAAAAGGTATGTCGTCAAAGTCTGAGCCGCTATCAAAGGACTCGTCGTAGGGCATCAGTCGCCCGGTATCTCGGATGTATTTAGCTTGTCCGGCTGGACCCACCACACCGAATGGTCTGTTCTTCAAAATGCGGAATGATGTGATGTCTTGTTTGTTTTCATCGTCATCCTGCTGATTGCGCTCGGACGCGATAACGACATCACTGAGTTGCTCGAGACCGGCTGAGCCTCGGAGATCGGTAAGACTGACCTTACCGCCTTCATTAAAGCTGTCCTTACCTGCATTACGCCGGAGGTGTGATACAGCGATAAGGCCTACACCCGTCTGCTCTACGAACTGACGCAGGTTAGTCATAAGAAGATCTAGCGTCTTACGCTCTTCGACTTCCATACCACTGACCACCATGCTGACGTGATCGAGCACAATAAAGTCACACTCACAGCCGATAGCCATGTAACGAAGCCTGGTCATTAGGTTGTCGACGGTGCAACTGCCCCAGCTATCGTAGAAGTCAGACATCGCTACGACCTCAGACATCGACTGATCCCAGCTAGGCTGGTCGAGTATGGTGGGCTTCTCCATAAGATCGCCCAAAGGGATGTTGTTATCGATGGCGACTAAGCCTTGTATCGTCTTGCGATANGACTCCTCGAGCATGACCCAACCGACTCGCTGCCGGTGCTCACGTATAAGGCCATAGCCTATCTCGCGCGCCAGTGTCGACTTGCCTATGCCGCTACCCGCTGTGAGCAGTATGAGCTCACCTTTACGAATACCACGCAATGCTGAGCTGATACCGGCGTACGCAATACCGTACCCTTTAGGCGTAGCTTTGATAATGTCAGCGAAGTCGATCTCATGGCCTCGCTTAATGCCATCGGGCCGGAACGGTACGGCGGCGTACACGGCGGCTTTGAGTTCTGCTTCTTTACCGGACATCAGCATCTCGCTGGCGTCTTTCATCGGTAGCTGTGCGATCTTAGCTAAGCCCGGGCGTAGTAGTGCGGCGCATTCCTCTGCCGCCTTCTTACCGTGCTCGTCCTGGTCAAAGAGGAACACGACCTCTTCAAAGCTTTCTACAAACTGAAGCTCACGCCGAATAGCCTTCACCGCACCTTGAGCCCCATTTGGAATGGAAACGACCTGCCAGGTCAGTCCTGTCACTTGGGCATATGACATGCAATCAAGCTCGCCCTCTGTGATAACTAGGCGTTGGCCGGGAGCCCATAACTGCTGGCCGAATAGACCGGCCTTAGACAAGTCTCCGATCACATAGAATTTCTTGTCGGGGCCTCGTACTTTCTGCGCTACATAGGCGCCGTTGTTGTCAAAGTAAGGGGCGTAGTGGTTGCCCTCAGAGACTGTGTACTTAAACTTCTTTAATGTGCGCTCGAATAGGCGGCGATCTATTAGGTCTATATAGCTACCCGTTACGAATTCCGACACGTTGTTTGTCCTCTGTGTTGGTTGTGGTGGCTGTCCGTCTTCAAACGGATCGACCTGTGCTACATGTCCCTGGCACGAGTAGCAAAACCCGTGGCCGTCGTCGTACACGGCAAATGCGTCACTGCTCGGACACAGCGGGCAGCTCCTCTTTTCTACTAACTCTGACGTTGTCATCCCTATCTCCTAAATTGCATACACCCGCACTAGCGTGTGCGGTTCCTCGTTGTTTTTTGCGTATCGCTTGTGAGCTATCAGGAGTTCTATCTGTCTGTCGTCATGCCAGAAAATGTCGGCACTAGTCATACAGTCGAGGGGGAGTTTGCTGAGGTTGTCGATGTCGTAATGTGGAGCGGCGTGTACTACCTTCTTCGGGCGTGTACATACGAACTCTAGTCCGACTATCAATCTCTCTTCTCTAGGTAGGTATTCCCATACTGGCGGGTAGTGAACCAGGCAGGTCGCGAAGTCTTTCACGTACTGCTGGTGTCGTTTGCTGTAGTACGTGCCAAACCGAGCAACCTTTGGTCTGCTGGCCG